TCATCGTCCCGCACCAAAGCACAGAACGGGGGATACGCCTTGCCGTTGTCGACGAGGTTAGCCAGCAACATCGCGCCGCCGCTGCGAATACCTTCGCCGCCCAACGCCTCGCCCACCACGCGGTCGATCATGGTTTACCCCGTGACATACATGAACTGGCCGTACGCGCCCTTCGTGCCACTGCCGGTCCAGACCCCCGATCCGCTGGTCTTGCGCAGGGTCGCGATGGTGCCGCTGCCGGTGATGTTCACCGCGCCCTGATAGGACTCGGTCACGCTGTTGTCCGTCACGATCACCCCGCCGGCCCAGAACACGATCCCGCCGGTCGCGGCCGTGAACGGCAGCGTGAACGTCGCCGTCGTGCCATCGCTGGTTCCGAGCAGGCGAAACGCGACCATCACCAGCGGCCCTAGCTTCAGGTAGTAGATGTCATTGTTGGTCATCGCGGGACTGACCAACTCCCACCCCACGATCGTCGACGTGCCGCCGTAGCTGGTCCAGTCACCGCGCAGCGTAAACTTCCCGTCGGCGCCAAAGTCCGGGATGGTGTAGGCCCGCGCGGCGGCCAGGTCGGCCACGGCAATCGTCGCATCGTGATCGTTACCAGCATCCTGAATTGTAAGGGCGCCCTCGATGTCTACGGCGCCGGTGAACACCGCGCCCGACAACCTGGCGATGTCTGTCGTGGCGAATCCCGCGCTGGTTAACTTTTTCGCCCCGTCGGTCACCACCGGCTGCGATGCAGTCAGCGCCGAGACGGTCGGCGCCGTGCCGCTGAAAGTCCACGCGCCGCTGATCGTCTCGGCCAGGTCCCGCCTCGCGAAGGGCGAGGCGTTGGCCGCAACCATCACCGCCGGGTCAACCGTCCAATCGGTGAACGCCGACGCCGTGACCGCTCCCGAGCCGAGCGGAAGGCTGTGCGCCGGGGCCGCGGTCGCCGTGAGTTGCACGACGATCGTGAAGTCCGTTGCCCCGCCTGTCGCCATGACGGGGGACACGCCCGCCACCTGCCCGACCACCAGGTAGGCCGTGCACGCGCCGGAGGTCACGAGGAAAGTCATCGTCGTGCCGGTCGCCTTGCGGACCCACCAGTAGCCGCCGGCATCGTCGGCCACCGCGGCGAGCAGCGCAGGATAGACGGTCCCGGTCGTGATGTCCCCGAACACGCTCGCCCCGCCGATGTAGATGCCCTCGCCGCCATTCAGGATCGCCGCGGCTTCGGAGTTGGCCGCCGACCTGTAGCGCGGCTGGTTCACATCTTCCGGCGGGTGCGTGTCACCGTCGGCCGTCAGGCTCATGAGCCCGCTCCGTACTGAGAATGCCATGTCGTTACCCCGTTACGTCCGCGCCGCCGGTCTTCGAAAACCCGGTCATAAAGAGCAGCCCGCCGTCGACGTTGGCGATGTCCACACGCGGGATGCTCTGCAGCCCTATGTCACTCACCGCGTCAAGCAGCGCCTCGGACGCTAGGATACTGCTGAACGGCCCCATGCGCACCGTGTGGCCCAACGTCGCGCCACTGGCGGCCCGTCCGAGGGCGCGGCCCATGCGGTCCATGCGGTCGCTCATGCCGCGCTCCATGTTCCGCCGGGATGGTCGGCCTGATAGCGGGTCGGCGCCGTCGCCTCGTCAAGCTGCCAGCCGACTTCCCACACGCCCGTCGGGAGCTGCGTCACGTAGGGCCGCGTTCCGACCGACTGGCTGCCAAGGACCGTCACCGGCCCCTGCCACGTCGCGCCGAACCCGAGGCGATGCCAGACCACGAGGGTTGTCGCCCCGCTGCTGAGCACCTGGGTGAAGCCAGCCGCCACCTGTCGGCCGTCAAGCCCTACGGCGACCATCGGAGCGGTCATGTCCGCGTCCGCGTCGGCGAGGTCCTGATTGTCCTCTGCGGCCCACGTCACACCGTCGCCGGACAACCACGACAGGTAGTGTTCGTTGACGAAGATGCCCACCTCATACTGTCCGTCGGGCCGGCGCAGAATGAACGGCCATGGGATGCAGGTGGTATCGGTCCGCACGTTGTCGGCGATGACGCTGACCGTATTGTCGGGGGACATCGCGAAGATGCGCTCTTGGTCGGCGCTCCAGTCGTAACCGACGGCGACCATGCGGTTATCGAGCGGGTCGAAATGGATGTCCGACAGCGGCGCCTGCGACGTGGCACTCAAGCCAGCGAAGGAAGTGAGCCAGCCGAGGCTTCTGGTTGTGACGACACCGAACGGTCCCCAGATGCCTCCCTGTCGAGTGTTGTTGCCGATGCCCTTCATCGCCTGCGCCCCGTTGTGGCAGAAGCCGACGGGGCAGCGGTGCGGGGCGCCAGTCACGGCCCATGCTCGCGATATCAGGCCAAGGTTGAGCCCCGCATCCTGCCAATCTCCGTTGCCGTTCCGAGCCCAAGTGTTGACCTGATTATCGGACGGCGAGTCGGCGGGAACTAGGGTTAGTGTCATGCGGAACAGTCGCGACTTGCCGGACAACGACTCACGCCAGTGGGTCACCATGGGCGGCCGAAGATAGGCGCGGAAGTTGTCGGCCGTGAAGTTGCCCGACGTCGGATAGTTGTTGTAGGCCACGCGGTATGCTTCAAAGTCCGTGGCGGTATTGGGGTTCCAGAACGGCCACCCATACGCCTGAATACTGTCGATGGTCGCCGCGATGTAGTACGGTCCAGCACCCGCGAACCCTGGGTTCCGCAGAGTGACTGTTTGCTCCGCAGACGAGCCGGCGCCCAGCCAAAGCCCATCGAGTGGATCGTGACTGCTTGCCGCGCTCAGTTCTAGGGTTCCGTCAACGAACAGGTGAATGGTCCGCTTCCCGGTGTTCGCCGCCGGGGCATCGCAGTCTATGGCAATCTCGATACTCCCAGGCGCTCCCAGAGCCCCGGCCTTTGTGGCAATCGTCCCGGTCCCATCGGCGATAGAGCAAGCCCCGGTACTCCAGTTGACCGTGCCGACCGCCTTGATGCCGCCAGGATTGCCCCACCCCCAAGAAATAGAGTTGAAGTGGGTCGTGTCGTAGCCGCTGAAGGTGCCGAGAATGCGCGGGCCGTTCACGCTACCACCTCCGCAAGCTCATACACGCAGGGGTACCGCCGGTTCGCATCAACCTCCAGCGGCCGCAACTCGCCCGACATCCCGGCGATGCGCCACTGAGTGAGTGTCGCCCCCGGCTCCTCTCCGGGGTCCGTCTCGATCACGTCGCCAGGCACCAGGTCCTCGACCAGGTAAGACCGCATCTGCATCCCCGTGTTGAACCTCACGAGCTGCTGCGCTAGCGCCCGGCAGACCGCGTTGACGTCGGCCTGCGCGTGGAGTTCCGGCCGCACCACGACGAGGGTCTTGCGGATGCCGATCTGCAGGCCGGTCGCATCATTCTGCCAACTGTCGGGCAGGGCGTAGTAGGCCACTACCACCTGCCCTGGCTGTGCCTCGCCGGCCTTCGCCTTGTCCGCGGCCAGCGGTGGCGCCTGGCCGACGACGTAGATCTCGTTGTAGAACTCGGCGGCGCTGAGGTTGTACCGGATCGTCGGCGTCCCGGTCGGCGCGGACATCACCTGCCGCGGGGCGCCGGCCGTAACCGCCTCGGCCGCGGTGCGATAGAACACCGCCTGCGACGTGGCCGACGGCTGGTCGATGACCAGGGCCGCCACGCGCCCGCCGGCGCCATCGTCGCCGTTGTCGCGGAAGTAAAGGCGGTCATCGGGCCCGAGCGTCTTCTGGATATCGAAGAACACGTCGCTGAGTTTTGTCCCCACCCGTGGCTGAAACGCCGGCTTCTGCCCACGCCGGGCGGCGGGGACCGGGCGGTCATCGGGTAGGAGGTAGCTGAGTTCGGCCGGCGACCCGTCGACATCAAGAGGCATCTGCTTGGCGAGGATCTCATACGCCTCGGTGCGCTTGTAGCCGTCAAGGGCGATGCCGCCGCGGAACAGCACGGCGTCCGCCTGCGCCCATCGCGAGTGGACCGCCACGCCGACCTTGCCGCGGTAAGTGCCGTCGAGGATTACGAACACATCCTCGGACGGGTCGATAACCAGCCCGTCGAACACGATGTACTGCGTGGTGTCGTTGCGCTCGGTCTGCCACTGCCAGCGGGTGTAGGGCCGGACCCACGACCGGATCGTCTCCAGCTCCCCGCCGAGCGCCACGACCATCTGCGAGTTGCGGTCATCGCCGCCGCGAGTCCAAGTCAGTCCCAGCACGCCGACGCCGGCCGTGGCGGTGTCCAGCAGGTCAACCGCCACGCTACTCGACAGGGCCACCGTTCCGGGCCACTCCAACTCGACGCGGGCGAGCACGGGGATGCGGTAGCTGTAGCCGGTCACATCCTCCGGCCCGGTCACGGTCACGCGCCAGGCGTAATCTTGCTGGCCGCCGCCGTCGGCTGCCCACTCGTCGGGTACCGGGTCGCCGTTCGGGTCGCCCTCGTAGACGGCCAGCGCCGCGGTGAACAGGTCGCTTTCCTCAGGCAGCCAGGCGTCGACGATCTTCGTCACGTCCTGGGTGCAGGAGTAGCCGAGCCGGCGGACCCCGTTGCTCTCGGCGGTCCAAGTGTTTGCGGCCTGCGTGTAGCGGAACACGAAGAAAGCGCGAGAGAAACCGCCGACGGTGAACTCGCCCGGTCCCCACGGCGCGATCGTCACGTCTGGCGAATGGTCGGCGTCGGGGTCCGCCAGGTCGGCATCGTACTGATAGGGCGCCTCGGTGCGCACCACGAGCCCCACGTCGGCCCGCCCGCGGTTCGCGATCAGGAACTCGTCGCCGTCAAGCGGCTGCACCCAGAGCCGGTGAGGGTGGTTGTACAGCGGACCGTCAAGCAGCGGCGTGATGGCCCTGACAACCCACGCGCCGGACACGCGCTCGTAGAGTTGCGCTACCGGCTGGCCTTGCTCCCCGCCGCGCAGCTCCAACTGCCACTTGTCCCACGTCACGGTCACCGGCGCTGTCGTCTCGTCAATCGTGAAGGACTCGGGAGCGAATGCCACCAGGTCAAGGTAGAAGCCGCGGGCCACGGTCAGGGCGGCGGTGCGGGTGACCAGCCAGGGCGTGTCGACGTCGGCCGCTTCGGAGACGATCTGCACCCCGCCGCCGCCGAGCTGGTCCGGCGCGACGTCGCCGATGGTCGAGCCGGTGACGGAGTAGTCGCCGGCATCCTCGGTTGACGGCGGGGCCACCGGCTGCCCCATCCAGCGGCGGGAGATAGGTTCGAGGAACGCCTGCGCCCGGCCGCCGGCATCGGCTGAGACCTTCAAGTCGGCCCCGGTGTTGAACATCTCCGAGCTGCGATAGCCCGGTTCCTGTTCGACGTTGCGCGGCACGCTGACCAGGAGTTTGTCAGGCATCGGCGCCCCCTTGCCAGACGTGGTAGGATCGCGCCGGAGAAACCGACATGAAAGAGACGCCGACGCCCGAACCGATCCCCGCTTGGCAGATCGTCATCGGACTGCTGCTGCTGGCCAGCGGCCTGTGGCACCTCCTGCGCGGCATGGACGGCATCGGTGCGGCCTTGGGCTGGTAGCTCATTGCACCCCCGCCCGCATGGCCGACGTCGCCCGTTCGACCGTGGCTGACATCGCCTCGGCCACCGCCGCGCCGAGCATCGGCCCGGCCTGCGCGCCGACCGCCTTGCCAATCTCCGACGGCGAGTTGTACGCGGTCATCATCCCGCCGGCCACGGTGCCGCTGATGTCGGCCATGCTCCCGCCGTACTTGCGGATCACCGCCTCGATGCCCGACACGCCACCGCCGGCCAACAGCTCTTGCCCGATGGTCATCTTCCCGGCGCCGGACTCGGTGAGCCGCGCCTTCTCGGTCATCGCCTGCAGCGCACCGAGCTGGTCGCCGGCCTTCGCGGACGTGGTGGCCAACTGGTCGTAGGCTTCGGCCAGCCTGCCCACGGCGGCCTCCTGCGCGTCAAGGCTGCCCGTCAGGGTCAGCAGGTCAAGGCGCGCCTTGGCCTCGCTCACGGCGTCGTCGGCGGCCTTCATCGACGCGGCCCGCGCATCGTCTCGGGCCTTGCGCCAACTCGCCGCCTCGGCTGCCAGGGCTGCCGCCTCCTCGGCCGCGGCCCGGTCCGCATCGCGCTTCTTGTCCTCGGCCCGGCGTAGCGCCCGCTCGGCCTGTTCGGTCAGCAGGTCGGTGAGCTCCTGCCCCTTGAGCACGCCGAGCAGTTGCTTCTCCGCGTCGGCGACCATGCTTTCGAGCTTCGCGAGTTGCGCCGCTGTAGCCGCGGCCTCGGCCTCGTTGCCTTCGATGATTGCCAGGTCGGCCCGCGCCTGCGCCCGGCGCTGCTGCGACAGCAGACTGGCCTTGGTCGCCTGCAGTTCGTCGACGCGGCTCTTCTTCGCCTCGTATTGCTGCGGGGATGCAGGGCCGGCGCCACCGCCACCGCCAGTGCTTGGTGACGGAAGGATATTCGGATCGGGTACGGGTTGGATCGGAGCGGGCGCCGCCGGCTTATCGCCAAACGACCTTCCGGCGCCGCCCTTACCACCGGACCCACCCCCGCCGAAGCTGGCAGAACCGTCTGATGGCGGGAGTAGATCGCCGAAGAACGGGATGCTGCGCCAACTCTCGTAAACGTTGTAGATCCACTTCTTCCACGCACGCCCCCACCGGCTGGCCTCCTCCTCGGCAACGTCGCCCGTGCGGCGCATCCAATTGACCACCGTAGGAAAGATCGCCACCAGGGCCACGCAGGCGCCGTACAGTCCGGCCTTGCCGAGCAGCGGCACGGCCTTCGCGAGATTGATCCCGAGCAGCTTCGCCGCCGCGGCCATCTGGAACAGCCCTGTTCCGGCATCGAACGCAGGCTTGGCAACTTCCTTGGTAAGCCCCAAAAAGGTCCCAAACTCAGGGTTAGTGTCGAGGATCTTCTGCAGTAGGTCGGCCAGGGCGTTCTTCACGGTGGTGATCGCCGGCGCCGTGGCGGTCGCCAGGGTGTCGGACAACCGCTTCTCGGCCGTCTCCAGGTCGCGGTTCGCAGCCTCCAGCCGGGCGTACCCCTCGCGCTGCTCATCGGTGACCGTGATGGTCTTGAGCGTCTCGGCCTGCAGTTCCGTCAGGGTCTTGCCCTGGGACTGCAGGTAGCTGACCAGCCGCACGCCCTGGTCGCTCAGCAGCTCGTCGGCGATGACCAGCGCGTTGGTCTCATTCTCCATGCGCGATAACGCGTCGATGGTCTTGAACGTGGCGTCGGTGGCGTTGGTCATCGCCTTGTCGATGTCCACGCCGAGCGCCCGAAAGATGAGGATGTAGTCTTCCGACCCGCGCTTGGCCTCCAACGCCTTGACGCCGACCTCCTTGATGACGTCGCCGACGTCGGCCAGGTCGTCGCCGACGTTGCCCATGGTGAAGATGCGCGACAGGCTCTCAACCTCGTTGGCGGTGATGCGCAGGGACTTCGCCCACTGGTCGGCCTGCCGGCTGGCCGCGGCGCTGGCTCTGGCGTTCTTATCGATGCGGGAGAATGCCTCGCCCGCGGCGTCGGCCACCTGCCGGAACGCCACGGCGATGCGCATCAGTTGCTCGCCCATCTGCAGGCGGACCAGGCGGCGCAGGCTTTCGGCGCTGTCGTCGACGGCCTCGCCGGCATCCTCCGCGCCCTTGGCCGTATCCTCGAAGCCCTCGCGCACCTCCTTGAAGCTGCGCTGCGTGCCGTCGGGCGCGGTCACTCGGATCTGCAGTTCGGCGTAGTCATCGGCCATGCTACAACTCCAGGTCCGCCGCGCCCGCCGGCTTGTCACCCTCGATGCGCTGCACCAGGTCCGCCACGATGCCGCCGCCAAGCACCTGCCGATCCTCCTTGGACATCCCGAGCACCGGCCGATCCTCGTTGGCGTAGCCGCTGTAGGGCGTGTTGATGCGGACCACGCAGGAGTTCTTCGTGACCTTCGTGGTCTGGAGCTTGCGGCGCGACTCCCCGGTGAACTGCCAGATGTCCGGGGAGCGGGCTTTCCAGCCGGTCCGGGTGCCGCGGGCGAGGTTGTACTTCTTCTCCAGCGACGAGGCGGTCAGGTTGCCGCCGACGCGAGAGTAGCCGAGCCGCTTCGCCCGGGCCCGGCGCTTGCCCATCAAGGACCGGCGAGCCTTGCGGCGCCGGGTCAGTTCCGCAATCCACGCCGCGGGGTCGTCGGAGTTGATGCCCGTCCGCTTGTAGTTCAGCCACCGCTTGGACAGCGGCTTGTGCGGCGTGCCGTCGGGCGCCACGGCCCGCTCCATGCGGTCGAGGGTGGCGCCCTCCATGTAGCTGCCGATGCCGGCCATGATGTTGCGGTCGGTCAGGTTGTCGGCCACTGTGCCGAGCCGGTCGCCAATCTCCCGCAACGACGCCACGCCCTCGACCGGCATGTCAGCCTCCCGCCGCCATGGCTGCCAGATCACCGATCACGCCGCACATGCGGTTGCGCCACTCCAGATCGCGGGTCGCCCGCGTCAACACCTCGGCGATCGGCTTGTCGTTCTCGCACAACGGCACGCCCTCAAGCTGCGTCGAGAGCCAGTCGATGGTTGCCCAGAACTCGTCATCGCCGAGCAGCTCGCCGAGCTGGCGTTGCGCGCCCTCGCTGCTGCCAGACGACGGCGGGATGTAGCCCGACAGCGCGATGGCGTCCGACTCCCGGCAGACCATGTCAATCCACGGGCCGGGCAGCCCGGCCTCCAGCGCCGCGGCGCAGGCGTTCATCAACTGCCGGTTGCCGAGCGGCACGGTGAACGTCCGCTGGCCGCCGCCGGCCTCCGTGCGGCAGACGCAGAGCACCTGCGCGATCTGCCGCTGCCGGTCGGTCGGCTCGGACCCGCCAGCCATGGCGGCCGCCATGCGGCGAAAGTCCGCGGCGTCCCGGCCACTGTAGCCATGTACCCAGGTGTATACGTCGCCGGTCACGAGACGGCGGACCGCCCCGGCCTCGAACTCGCCAAGGCCGGGGTCCGGTCGCCCATCGAAGGTGAAGGATCCTTCGGCCACGCTACGCCGCCGGCGCGACGGTCGGCGTCCCGTTACTCTTGAGCGTGATGCTCTGCTTGGCCGCCTGCCGGGCCGGCTCGGACGCGCTCCGCCCGGTGATCACGACGTCGCCGCTGAACTGCACCACGCCCGCGCTATCGGTGAAGATCGCGGTGTTGCTGCGGGACATCTGAAAGAAGTCCTCGCCGGCCGCGCCATCGGTGTACCGCTCGCCGGACATCTCGAACGTCCGGCTGGTCAGCAGCACCTCCGGCGTGGTGTCCTCGGCCGCGCTTTCCTCAAGCGAGGCGGTCGTTTCGCTGAGCGTTGCGTTGGAAAACTGCGTACCCGTCGAGCCGCCGATGGTCAGAATCCCGGCGGCGTCAACTAGCTGCTTTGCCATGTCCTACTCCTTCACCAGTCGAGTTCGGCCCGGACGGTGATCTGCACCAACCAGGCGCCCGCGGCCGTGTTGCGCCGCTCGTCGTCGTCACCGGCGACCACGCCGCCGGACAGCTCCCACCGAAACAGGCTCGCCGTCGTGACCGCCGTATCGACCACGGTCTTCGCCCCGCGGATCGCCGACGCCAGCGCGCCTTCATACCGCAGGGCCACACTCTCCGCGCCGTCGACGCGGAACTGAAAGGTCACCGTCACCCGGTCCTGGGTGTCGGTCTCCGCCGGCTGGTTCACCCTCTGCCGCGGCCCGGCCAAGCTGACCGTACCGTATGGGCACTTGAGCAGGTTGGTGGCCTTCTCCGGCTGTTCGACGAGGGATAGCAGGGTCGGCACGCCCTCGGCGGTCAGGGCGGCGTCAAGGGTCGCTTTCAACGCGAGGCAGGCGGTCAGCATCTGCGCCAACGGCTGGGCCATTAGAACAGCCCTCCGACGTCGACGCGGTTGTTGCTATCACCGGTCAGCCAAGTTGAGGCGGTGCCGCCGATGGGTGCCTTGCCGAACACGCGCGCCGCCCCCGCCACCGCCACGCTGCCGCGGCTATCGTCGGCCGAGGTGTCGACGAGGCTCAGGGTGCCGCTGGACAGCCGGGCGAGGTAGGCATCGAACCGCTCCCGCCACACGTCGGCCCATTCCTTCTCGTCCATCGTCAACTGCCGGTATGCGTCGTATAGGACCTCGGCAATCACGCCAGCCTCGGCGATGGTCAGCACGCTATCAGGTAGCCGCGCCAGGAGCCCTGAGAGCGTCCCGTCGCCGAAGGTGGTGCTTGCCGCCAGATTGACCTCGGTGAGGATGCGTGGCCCCACGGAGGCGACCTGTGCGGCCAGCGTCGAAACCTCCGGTACGAGGTTGGCATAATCCTCAAACCGGGTCTCAATCGCGGCCACCCAGGCGGCCAGGTCGTCGGCGTGGATCGCAATGCTCATCGCCGGCCCTTTCGCGGCTTCGTGTCGGCCTTGCGAATGAAGCCGCACTCCAACGCGAACTGCACTCGCTTGGCGTCCTCATCGACGGTCGCCCGGTCGCCGGCCCGGAACTCGCCCTTGCCGTCGTCCCCGGTCCAGATGCCGCCGACGCAGTCGTTGACGATGACCTCAATCTCGGCCATGCCTACTCCTACAACGCGATGATGCGGTCAGGCATGGCGTACACGTTGATGTCGCCGGTGCCCGTTCCGCCCGACTGGTACGCCGCGCTCCGGAACAGGGGGATGACCACGGCCGACGTGGTGAAGGCGTTCTTGATCGCGGTCAGGGTCACCAGCCGGGTCGGCCCGGTGCCGAGACTGTCGACCAGGACCAGCTCCTCGATCGCGCCCTCCTTGACCAGCACGTACTCACCGGCCGTAAAGGTCGTGGTCGCGCCAACCTGGATCGTCAGGTCGCCGGCCGTGACGCCGCTGGCCACCGCGGCCGAGCCGAGGATGGTCTGGGTGTACTGGGCCGCGCCGGACAACGACACGGCAATGTCCTTGGTCGACGCGGCCACGTAGTTCGTACAGCGGAACGTGCCGGCCGCGGTCTGCGTCCCGGTCATGCCGACGGCCAGGATGCCGCACGGGCCGACCGTGCTGGGCAGCGCGCCATCGGCCGCTGTCCAGGTCGGGCCGGACGGGTCGAGGTCGCCGAACAGATGCATCCCTGCGCTGCTCGGGTCCGCCTCGTCGGCCACGAGGGTGCCCTTGGGAAACACCCGTGCGGGCGGCATGATCTTGGACAGCGCCTCGGTCAAGGCATTGGCGGCAAGGTTAGGGATGCGCGCCCCGCCGACGGCCGTCAGGTAGGCCGAGAACGCCGGGGCGGTGCCGGAGACCGCGTAGCCTAGATCGGTGATGAAGTACAGCTCCATCAGCGTGAAAAGCTTCTTGAGGCCGAGGGTTGACCACTCGCCACCGGAGGCGAGCTCGAGGTCGATGGCCGTGATGTCGCTGCCCTTGACGCGGTTCTCGAACGTCTCGTCGGCCGCTGCGTCGACTTTCGTCCAGAAGTCATCGCCCGTGGCGAAAGCGGCCTGCTGCGTCTGCCGCCCCTTGGCGAGCCGATCCATGCAGGCGATGATGGCGGTGTAGGCGCTCACTTGCTACCTCCCCTGCGCCGGAGCGCAGACTTCTTCGGGGGCTCGGGCTTCTCGATCGGCGCGATGACCGTGCGCAACGTCTGCGCGGTGCCGGGCTCGGGCTCGAAGGTCATCACGGCCGCTTCCGGCTCCGGTTCGGGATCCTCGGCGGCCGGCGGCTCGACCAGGGACACATGCCCCTGGTCGAGCCCGTACCGCGTCAGATCGTCATCGGGCACATCCACCACGACGCCCTTGCGGTTGCCGCGCCAGATGCCGACTTCGATCTTGACTAGCATGGTCGCCTCCGCTTACGCCAGCACGTTGGTGCTGAGGTAGCCAGCGCCGGGCATCTGGATCACCGGCGGCGCGTAGATCTGCGCCGACCGTACCAGCGTCACACCGAAGCCCGGAATCGGGTCATCGATGTTCCACGAGGCGATGCCTTGCGGGGCACCCTCCACGCCAGTCCACACGAGCTGCCGGATGAAGGAGGGGGTCGCCTCCTCGATCAGCGGCCGACCCGCCTCGTCGGCGGACGCGATACCGGCCGGAGCCAGCTCGCCACGGTGGAAGAACAGCGTGGTCTCGGCGGGCCACACGTCGTCATAGACCGCCGTCTGCCCGTCCGCCGCGGTGTTGTACTCCAGGTCAAGGACGATCAACTCGTCGACGCCCAGGTACTGCGCGAGGAAGCTCTGCATCCCCTCGTCGTTGCCGGGCAACAGCGCGAAGTTCGAGAAGCTGGCCAGGAACACGGTGTTGGCCAGGATCGCCTCCTGCACATCCTCGCCCATCACGAGGACATTGCGCTTGACGCCGAGCCCGGAGACCCGCCGCAAGCCGCGGTAGTAGGCCCGAACGTCGGTGGTGTTGGTGTTGAACTTCGCCACCGGGCTGGCGGTGAAGCCGACGTAGTTATTCGCGTCGGCCAGGTACGTCAACATCGCATAGACCTTGTTGAACTGCACCTGCCGGCTGGTCAGGAACACGCCGTTCTTCTGCTGCTGGATGTACGCCGCGGCGTCCTGCAGTTTCGGAACCGGGTGCTCTTCGCCATGGGCCGCCGCGGTCCACACCTGCTCGGTAGCACTGTACGTCACCTGCGGCCACGGATCGGTGTTCGGCCCGATCCTGTCGTCGCGGGGCTTCAGTGGGGCGCTGTAGTTGAGGTAGCGCCCCGTCTGCGTCATGACGCGCTGCACCGGGGCGATACGGTCGATGAAGGCGAGATCCTGCGGGATCGCCCCCACCGCGTAGTTGCTCAGCCGCGGGTTCGCAGCCGGGATGTCGATGATGAGAGACACGATAGACTCCTTTCGCTACCCGGTCACTAGGCCACGCGCATGTAGTAGAACAGCGTGAACTGCGGCGCGTCGACATCGCCGGTGCCAGCCTCCGCGACAATCTCCAACCTCACCACCTCGCCGGCGTCGATGGTGTCGGTGAAGGTAGTCAGCGACGCATCGTCGGCCGCCGCCGCCGGGGTGCAGATATCGGCGTCGTTGGCCTGCAACGAGAACGTCGCGTCGGCCACCGTGCCGCACTGCAACTGCAGCGCCACCGGGGTCAGCTTGAACCCGGTCGGCACCTTGAAGATGTCGTAATTGGCCGTCGCTCCGGCGCCGACATCGGACTGCGGCTCCAGCCTCACGGTCTGCAGCACATCGCCCCACGCGGGGTTGGCCGCGGCGCCGCCGGTCTGGACCACCTGGCCCTTGGTTCCGGCGCCCAACCGCGCGAAGGTGGTCCCGTTGTGGTAGTAGAGGTCACCCTGCGCCTGGGACGCGGGAGCCGTCAGGGTCAGCGCGGCGACCCACACATACTCCGTGGTGCCGTGCTCATACGACAGGACCCACTCGTCGTCGCCGGCCGCCGGCTCCTCGACGTCGAGCGCGTGCAGCGTCACGGCATCGGCCGCCGCCGGGAAGCGGATCGGGCGGTCGAACAGCCGGCCGATCACCAGGTCATTGGCCGCGGTCGCCACCTGCCGCGGATGCAGCACGCCCGCGCTGTCCTCTGCCGCGGAGACCTTGGCAGCGATCTTGCCGTCGTTGGCGACCTTCCACTCGGCGCCGGCGGCGATGACGTCGGACGCGGTCAGGTACACCCAGTTGTGGGCGCCCGCTTCGGCGTACTGGACTTCATCGCCGATCGCCGCCGCAGCGTTGAGGGTCACGCCGAGCGGGGTGTCCCCCGCGTTGGCATAGACGAGGCCCTGCTGCGCGGTGCCCTTCTTGATCAGCCGGCCCTTGGCCAGCACTTCCTCGGCGATGCCGATGTCGACGCCACTGCCGACACGCGGCTGGATTGCATCAGCCATGTCACGCCTCCTTCCGGGTCAGCTCGGCGTCGGCGAGTTCCTGGCACTTGGCGATGCTGAACTCGGGATGCTCGGCCTTGATTGCGTCCGCGCGGTTGGCCGACCGGCTATCGAAGCTGACCGCCTCGGAGCCGGTCGTTAGTCCGAGCTGGCCGCCCTTCGGCAGTTTGCCCGTGGCGAACTCCAGCACCAACTTCGCGGCCTCGGCAGCCGTCCGCTTCTGCGGCACGCCCTTGTCGTCGCTGAAGGTGATCTCGTCACGCCCGAAGGCGAGCGGGATCATGTTCTCAGCGATGACCGGCGGCACGCCCTGGATGATCGCCGCGGTAACTTCCGTCGCGATCCGCGCGTCGGAGAACTCGGCCGACTGCTCACGCAGCGCCTTGATCTCCTCGTCGCGGGTCTTAAGCTTCGCATCGAACTCAGCGGTCGCCGTGGTCATCGCTTTGGCGACGGCCCGGTCGATCGCGTCGTTGCTCAGCAGCGCCGGCTCGGCCGTCGGCTCGTTGCCTCCGAACAGCTTGCGCAGGGTGCGGGTGACGATGTTGCCAACCGCCTCTTCGTCAATGGCCGGAGCCGCAGCAGAGGTCGCCTCCGCCGTGGGTTCGGCCTGGTCCTTGGGGTCCATGAGGTAACCTCCGGAGAACTCCAGAGCATCCCCGTCCGTGCCTCCATCGTCGGAGAAACCAGCCCCCAGGATGCGGGGGGAGCCGGTCACGGTCACTTTTGAAATCGCGTTGGTGGCGCGGTCAATCTTCACCGACAGGCCGCGCGACTTGAACCGCGGCAGGTCGGTGTCCTCGACTTCCACGTCGCCGAGAATCCAGTCGCCCTCGCGCCGCACCGACGCTGCCGGAACGTTGCCGAGGTCAAACGTCTCGTCGGTGTCGGCGTGGTGCAGGTCCATCGGCAGTGAGCCGGCCGCGCCGCGGGTCGCCGCGACGATGCGGTCGAGGGTCGCCGCGTCGGCGGTGTACTTCTTGTCGGGATAGCTCCCGGCGCGGAACAGCCGGGCCGGCAGTCGGATCTTCATGCGGCCTCCAACATCCGGGTCGGCGCCTGGCCGAACCCCTCGGGAACCCTCTCGCGTGCGGTGTCGCTGAGCGTGGTTCGCGGACTGCCGCCGACCACCGCCGGGGCCATGACCGCGATGACCGTGGTGCGGCAGTTCCAATGGAACGGCGGCCAGTCACTCATCTCGTCCTTGGCGACCGTCTCGCCGACGAAGCCGAGGCAGATGTCCGTCGTGGCCTCATCGACGATGACCACGTAGCGGTAACCCCACACCAGCGGGCCGGCCGCCTCGGCCATCTGCCCGCGCCCGGCGGTGTAGTACCGGGTGGTCTCCGTCCGCGCCCAGGTATCGGCATGGCTCCGCAGGCGGCTGGCACCCAGCAGGTGCAGCCGGGCCCCGAGTTCGCGGTCGGTCAGGCCGCGCGCCAACCCGCGGGTCACTTCCTCGGCAATGGACTGCCGGATCTCCTCGCTGTACTGCGTGAGCAGTTGCGTCGATGCCCGCTCGTAGGAGCTGGCCGTCTCGACGTTGATGCGCTGAGGGTCCGGCAGACTTTCGGCCACGGTGGTACCGGAGCGGCGCAGGGCCTGGCGCATCTCCTGGTCAATCTCAAGCTGCCCGGTCTGCGCCAGCCCCTCGACGACCTGGCGCATCTGCCTGAGCACAGAGCGATTGACCACCAACTGCCCGTTCAGCGCCGCCAGCTTTGCAAGGGTGGCCGCTACGCCGCGCTGGGTCAGCCGAGAGCCATCTGCTGCCCCGTCAAGCGGGGAGAGCACCGGGGCGAGCTGCAAGCCATACACGCGCCGCAGGAGGTTCGCAAGCTGCGCCTCCATCCGGCGGAGCTTCGGGCTGGCCTCGAACATCACCGGCGCCGGGGCAAGGGTCATCATGCGACCACCTCACCTTCCGCCCGGCGCTCCTGCCCGGTGTCCAGGTCCGGCAGGCGAACGCCGTCGGCAATGTTGTCCAGGTCATCGGTGGGCATCTCGAACCGCTCGCGGGCCGCGCGGAGCTGCGTCACATCGAGCGGATCGAAGATGCCGGACGCGTGCGTGTTCATGTAGATTTGCGACCACACATGCAGGTCCGGCGGGGCGGGATCGCGAACCGGGATATCGCCGGCTGGAGCATCCGGACCCCACCGCATGGCGATGTATGGCGCGATGACCTGCGGTATTGCGATATCGTCGATGAGCCACTCGGTCATCGCAGTTTCAGTACCGATCCAGCCCTCAAACTGCACGCCGGCCTGCGCCCGGGTGCCGAAGTTCGCCTCCATGTGGATCAGGCTGGGTTGCGAGAAGCTGAGGTAGATCCCCACGACGTGCCGGCGGATCGGATCCTCGAATGGCGACCCGCCGCCGAAGTCCCCGCTGAGCTGCGTCACCGTCTCCGCGTCACGGGTCGGCAGGTACATCACGCCGAGGTTGGCCAGTTGCGCGTAGGCCGCGCAGACCGCATCGGGATCGTCGGCGTTGCCCTGGATAACCAGCCGGTGCAGGGCCGCGATGTTGGCGCCGATCGCCTCGTCTTTGTACATCTCCCGTAGCGCCCGGTCATGTCCGTAGGCGCGGTTGACACAGCCGTCGCCGCGGGGAGAATCGAAGTCCGAGCCATGCCGGGCCATGACGACCTGTCGGATGCCGAGCTGGTTATAGAACTCAACTCGCTTCCCGCCCGACATCTCCCATGCGTCGATCTCACCAAGCGTCTCGTCGCGATGCGGTTTCCCGTCCCACCACTGGCTCGGGTAGGCCGTGCGGACGGTGTGTAGTCGCGGCATCCCGTCGCGCAGATCATAGACCGGCTCGGCCAGCGCGGCGCCGTAGTACCACGCGGTCATCAGCCCCCGCAGGGACTTCATAAGAGCCGGCATCACGCGCTGCTGAACGTCAAGCTCGATGTCCGGTCGGTCCGTGTTCCGGTACGTCCCTACGCGGCGCTGGATATTCTGCGAACCGAACTCATACGCGCTACGGGTGACACTGCCCTTCTTGAGCATTCGGGTTGCTTCGCTAAGGGGCACATCCCTGAGCCCGTCAAGCTCATCGTCGTGCCACATGCCTTCCCATCGCCCGAGGTCGAGTATGGGCATCAGAAGACCCTCCCGAGCGGCGAGGCCTGGCGGACAGCCTGCAGGTCGCCACCGGCCTGGGGCTTGGCGTTTCCGGTCAGTCCCACCGCCGCGCAGATCCCGTACCGCGCCGCGTCGTAGCAGTGGTCGGGAATGGACGCCGCCTGCTTGATGTCCTCAGGATCGGCCGGGTCGTAAATCTGAAGTGGCAACTCGCGAATCAGCGTTGGGCAGGTGTCTAGAACGATGAACGCCGGCAGGCCGTCAGGGCAGACACGGTGCATGTACTGGCGCATCAACGCCGCGCCGGCCGTGCGATCGTTGTACGCAGCCAACCATGAGCACCCGGCCTGCGCCCATTGGTCCGCGATGGAGCTGCGGTCACGCGCCTGGTTCCTCGCGAATATGGACGGGTCGGCGAAGCGGCGGTACCTGCCGATGTCCCACCGGGCCATCGCGCGCTCGGCGTTCTGCGGTACGGTGCAGCCAGCGGCCACGTCTTCGCCAACGTAGATCACCCGGTCCATTTCGCGGTCGTAAGCCAGATCGAAGATCGCGTTGGGCGCGGTGCCGCCATAGTCCATCGCGAGGTAGCGCGGCCAGTGCTCGGCGATCATGAAGTCGGAGGCGCGCTGGACGTGCCACGGCTCGGCGCTGCGCGTCGGCATGAAGTTGAAGAACTGGCCGGCGAACAGGTCCCACACGCCGTCAAGCAGGGCCTTGCGCTCATCATCGGGCAGGTTTTCGAGGTCGCGCCGATAGCCGGGGTCGCGCTCTTCGAGAATCGGGTTGTCGGCCAGCAGGGCCGGCGTGAACTCCCACTCGGCAGGGTCCAGTTTCCACTCGGCGTAGAAGTCCGGGTCACGGTCCTTGAACAGCGAGCGATACCACCCATGGCCGATGTTGCCGGGGTTGCTGGCGAAGATGCGCCGCACCCCTTGCTCGCCGCCCCGACTGGTCTTGCGGGTCCGGCTGCAGAGGTACTGGATCATGTGCCACGTGAAGTGGGTCGCCTCGTCGACAAACAGGTGGTCGATCTGCGCCGACTGATAGCGGTAGATCGATTGCTCGTGTTTGCAGTGGCGGAACCAAATCACTGACCCGTTCTTGAACCGCGCCTCGCGGTTTCCACGGTAGGAGTAGAGATATTCCGGGGTATCGGACAGCAACTCCTTGATGATCGACTCTTCAAGCTCGCCATAGGTCCGGCGGAAGATCGCCCCGGTGCTCCCTGGGTTTTCAATCGCAAGGCGAACCATCTCCATCATTCCGGCATAGGACTTTCCGCCGCCGGCCGCGCCACCGTATCCGCGGTTCTTGATGTTACTGGCGTGAAAGCGAGTCTGCGGCCCGGCCTGCGGGGTGTAGCCGAGGCGCGACTGCCACTCTCCCGTTCCGGGTTCGGCCGAGTAGCGCAGGCGGTCACGACGGCGTTCGGCCACCCGCGCGGATAGGCGGTCGCCCCATGCGCTTCGGACCGGCGCGGACATCGTGTTAGCGCAGGCGCTCACTCATCAACTCCAGCAGGGTATCGATCTGCTCTTCGTCCAACCCGATTTCATGGGCGGCACGCTCAAGGTCGACAGTGGCCATGTCGACTATCTGGCGAACATCGAACTGATTCCGGTACACCTCCGGCTTGTGGGCGGCCAGCATCTTCATCAGCATCCCGTTGTCGAACTCGCGGATGTGACCGCAAACCGCGCCCTTGTGAAAGACTGGCTTGATCGTCCCGTGCTGAGCCCGGCGCCATGCCTCGTCCTCGGCCGCAGAGATCCCAAACTGCAGAGCCTCTTCCCACCGCGCTGCGAAGGACGGATAGCGCTTGCGGTGGTTGTAGGCGGTCTTTCTGTCAATGCCCGCGCCGCGGCACGCGCGGCTAACATTAGGGCACGCCTCAAGCCACCGTATGAATTCATCGACCCATCCCTTCGGTGGGCTTCCCTTGCGCGTTGGATGTGTGGAAGTTGTAGACGCCACACGCTACTCCACGCTCCCCCGCAACAGCCCGCGGTCAATCGGGTCGTCGCGCCCCGCCGCGTACGCCAGCACATGGGCTGCCACCGGCTGCTCGTC